GTTTGTTCCCACCATTTAATAAATTGATTAGAAGTTGTACTAATTACTTTGTCGTTAAAATGATTATCTTTATAATTTTTTACTTCAATGCAATAGACATTCTCTTTATTAGGTACGAACAAGTCTCCTTTCATAAATTCTAGTGCACCCGACATGGGTACTCTTTGAAAGTCTAAATTTGTATGTTCTTTAAGTAATTCTTTTACTTGACGCTCTCCTGCAGCGCCTTTTGCTCTTGGGTCTACCATCAGTCTTCTTCTACGAACAGGATATCCTGTTCTGTTAATATTACATAAAAATCGTCTCCGACTTTTAACTTCTTTTTTGCAGAGTGCCATTCAAAATACACTCTGTCTCCTATTTCAACTTGAAAGGGAACTTTAAATCCCTTCTTTGTCATTCTTGAATAGTTTCCCAGCCCTACGACTGTGCCACTATTATCAAGTCTCCGCGATACGTCAGGAATTATAATCCCCCCACTTGTGGTATCTGACTCAACTTTACCACGTTTTACCATGATATTATCTCTTATTGGCTGCGGAACGCTCTCTACTTCTATATAATCACTTCTTACTTGTGCCATACTTCTCCATTAAATAGTTACTAAACTTACGGGTATATTCTTCATACGTGTAATGTACACTATGAAATGAGTTATGTTCGTCACAATGGTCTAACCACTTGCGACGGCAATAACCCTCAAAATCATCTAAATCAGATGAGTCTATAAAATCTATTATTTTTCTTGTCTTATTCATTCGGTAGCATCGTCTTCTATTTCGTGTGCTCATTCTAGCCTACTTATATTCTCCGTTTTGATTACTTCGATCTTGTCTAATAAAGGGTGTGTCCAACCATGAGATACTATATAAGTATTCAAGCCTTCTTCTTTCAATAGAACTTCTACTAATTTTTCTCTTCCTTGTTCATCTAACGCATTGATGACTTCATCAAGGAACAGAACGTTAATGCGACTTTTTGAAATACTACTCATCAATTTTCGTATTGCAATTAAAGTCGCTGTATTAACTCTGGTCAATTCCCCACTACTTAAAGCGGATATATCAATTATGTTTCCTTCATCAGTAACTTCGACATTTAATTTGTCGTTGGTCACTACGAAATTGATGCTAAATCTTCCATCACTTAATTCTGCTAAATAATCATTTGCTAAATCTTCTAAGTCTTTTACCATGTTTTCGATCTTGTAAGCTATAAGACCATTGGTAGAGAAGGCTTTCTTTAGGACTTCTATGTGTCCTGCTTTCTCTTCGACTTTAGATAGTTTGTCCGTAATTCCTTCAAGTTCTTTTTCAAACTCTGCTGTTTGCTCGAGGATAACTTGGACTCTTGTATTTTTTTTTGTTCGTTCTTCATTTTTTGTGGCTATTTCCTGTATCTGCGATTTGGCGTGAAGGATAGACTCTTTTAATGTTGCTATCTTATCTTGCAAATCGTTGCCGTTATGTACTTCAGTTTGAAGAGTTCTATCAACTCTAGAGTATAGGTCTTCAAACTTGTTCTTTTCTTCATGATAGTTGTTATAGTCAACTTCATCTGCTTTTCTCTTGTCTATCTCCGCTGTAATTTCTCTTATTGTCTCATTGCTCAATAGAACATTTGTTCTTAAGTCTGCAATAAGTTCATCTATAAAATTGTGATTCACCTTCTGTTCACATGTAGGACATTGTCCTTCTAACTTCTCATACTCGTCAATCTTAGAGATATGATACTTGGAAGCTCCTTCTATCTCACCTCTATCACTTACTAAAGTATAGTAGGGTTTCGGCTCCTCTATTTGACTTTGTACTACACTCATATCAACACCACTAAGTAACTGCTTATAAGTATTATTTTCGTTTATTTTTTGATTTTTTTCCGAAATATTTTCAAAGTCTATTGAGAATTTCCTTAATGCCTTCTCATCTTCTTCAGAATACTCTGGTAATTTTATCATTGGAAGTATGGTACTATCACTCAATTTATTTTCATTTAACCATTTTATAATAGTTTTTGATTTCCCATCTAGCTCTGCTACTTCTTGACCAGAGGTACGGGCTAATTCACGGAATACATCATAGTATGCTACATAGTCTTCCAAGTTTAATAACTCTATTAAAAACTTCTTTCTATTAGCATCAGTCGCAGTTAGAAACTGTAGAGACGCATTTGTATTTTGATACACTAACTGAGTAAAAGTTTTGAAATCTAACCCAAGTATTTGCTCTACTGATTTATATGTATTAGTCGCAGTATGGCTACTAATATCTTCTGTACCTTCAAACAACTTAACTTTTATACTTCCTCTACTTCTTCTTACGTCAATAGAGTACTGCTTGTCTTCCACAGCAAAAGTCAGGTGTATATTATATCCCGCATTTATAAACCGATTTTGTATATCAGCTTTCTTTATTCCTTTACTGTTCTTGTTGTATAATACTTCTTCAATAATGAGGGGAATGGAAGACTTTCCCATACCATTGGTACCAACCAGTTGAGTGAGAGTGCTATTGTTAAGGTTAATACTGTTGTCTTTGCCATAACTAAAGCAATTATCCCACTTCAGCGTTTTTAGAGTGATCATGAAATATTCCTAATATTTGTGTTATTGTTTCATCTTTTATTTCGAGAATATAACTAAGATATTCTGCAAGCTCCTCTTCCATAGACATGTTCGAGTCTAATATAAGGGTGGCTTCTGTTTTTCTTTTGACTACTTTTTTATCAAGTAGTTCTGAATTCTTTATAAGTGAAAGGTCGGCAACGTCCCCTTCCAATTCATAGATTGTATAGTCATACTCTGTTGGGAGCATGTCATTTGGATCTGTTACCGTCTTTCGTATTAGTTGTGGTAAAGCAAATTGCTTCCACTCCCATTCCCAGTCGTGTTCCTCATCAATCAAAATATATCCTGTCTTAACCTTAGTTCTATGAAACTGGGTCGACATTGGACTGCCTGGGTAGACAATATTCAACTGTGTATTAGAGTGACTATGTAAGTCACCAGCAAAGACTATCGGAAACTGTGCTAGCTTTGATAAATCTATTTCAGGGGACACGTGTGGTGGTATAGAACCTCTTACATGAGTAAACAATGGCTTCCTAATATTTAAGTCTAGTATAGGATTCCATTTTCTATGTAAGTAACAATAAGGAAGAATACTATAATCTTCTGCTAATGTTATTTCGTCTACGACCGTCACTAAAGGGTTTAGGTTTTGTGTTGCTGTTTTGAGCTGAGAGAAGAATGTTTTATTCTTCCTTGTAGCTTCGTGGTTCCCGTCAAATATAATTGTTGGAATTTTAACCCCGCTAATAAAATCGAAATACAACTCTAATTCGGGCATTGAAGGGAGTCTATCAAATAAATCTCCCCCAATGATATGCAGATTAACTTCTTTTTCAATAGCTTGGATTTGAGAGAAAAATTCACGATACCTGTCCGTAGCCCACTTTAAGGGCACATTTTTCTGTCCTAGCTTAAGATGCCAGTCTGCTGTAAATAAAATCATTAACTTATACTTACCACTTCTGTTCAGCTCCTTCTGCGAACTCTTTAGATACTTCAGCGTCAGGGGCGTCGTTACCACCTGATCTAACTCTATCTAATAATTCTTTTTGAGCGTCAGGGCTTGGTCTAGGCAGTACTTCGTCCATTGACTTCAGTTCTGTTAAGGACTCTAACTCTGCGCCTTCTAATGCTCTAGTCTTGCAACGAAGTACTTGTAATTGGTACTCTACGTTGAAAGCCATTGGACCAGTTTTTACTCTTTTGAAGTGTACGTCCCAACCCGTTTCTGAATCAGTAGGGTCGCCAAGATCCTCAGCAGCAAGCATTATTTGCTCTAAGAGTTTTTTCTTTAAGTTTAGTACTTTGACTTGTCCGTCTTTTGGGTCAATACATTGTATTGCGTATGACCAACCGCATTTCATTTCTGGATTATACTGTTTAACCCAGTCTTTCTCTTTATTATCGAAAGTTTCTGTAGAACGATTAAAGGAAAGACACTCCATAGGAATGTTCTTGTCGTTCTCACCTTTTATCCAATATACATATCTAGGAAGTATGTCTCCTACCATTCTTACGACGTTATCGCCGTCTTGATATTGAAATTGATTAATGGAAGACTTCTTAGCCTTCCCTTCTAGTTGTGCAAATTTTAATGCCATTTTATTTTCTCCTTGTGTGACTTCTCATATAGAAGATGGACTGTGCCTCTTTCTATTCTGAATAGTCTATTTTTCTTTATTATGTGCTGCACGCCTTTTGGGAGCCGTGCTAGTTCTAACGTTAATTTATTGTTTGTTAAATAATCATTATAACTTCTATAAGAAGCTACAGCGATATACTCTGCCCACTCCATATCTGTTGCGGACTTACGATGCTTGTAAATGAACTCGGGATTCAGTAAAAAACTGTCTCCTGAATAATCTTTTCCATAGAATTTGAATAGTCTATCCCGCTTACTTGTAGGAGGATATTGATAAGTTACATACCATGTTATAAGCATGATGTCAGATACCTTATTCTTACTATCTTTTGCTATTTTTTTCCAATTATATCGTATCATATATTATATCAAAAAATAGGGTTCATGTCAAGAAGTATTTTTTCATAGGTCATTTACCTCGTATCCTTGCTTCATGTAATAGCCTCGTCTATTGTTCGCC